GCGATCTGCTCTTCCAGCCGAAGCTGCAACGCCTGACGGCGGGCGTCGTCGTCGTGCTTGGCCTTGGTCTCTTCGTCGTCGTACTCGGCCAGGATCTGGTCGTGCACCTTCTTCCGCTCGGTCGAGACCATCTTGAGGTGCTCTTTCCAGAGCCTCGACGCCTCGGCCATGCGCTTCGCGATCTCGGCGTCGTCTTCGGCCGGCTGGAAGGCTTGTCCCTTCGACGGCTCCGAGGTCTTCTGCGCCGGCGGGTTCCACAGCGCCTTTGACGCGGCCAGGAACTTCTCGCGCACCGCGTCGACCGACTCGCCGGCTGCGTCCCACGTCATCTTGATCAGCCGGGCCCCGCCACCGATCACCGCGGCCGCGCCGAAGATGTCCCCCTCCTTCAGCGCCTTGAACGACTCCGCGATCCCCGAGAAGACTTCCTGCGTGATCGTGTACCAGCCGCGCATCTTCGCGACGTTCTCTTCGATCTGTTCGCCGAGGAACATGAAGAACTGCGCCGTCGCCTTGATCGCCAAGCCGAACGCAGCGACGAAGATCGGGCCCTGTTCGGAGAACCAGACGCCGAGCTGCGTCAGCGTCGGCAGGAGCGCATTCCCGACCTGCACCTTGAGCGCGAGGAATACGTCGTGGATTTCGTTCACGGCCTGCTTGTAGGCGCGCGACGCGGCGACTCCCTCGGGGCCGACGAGGAGATGGAGCTTCTCCGCGCGCGCCCTCGCCTCTTCCATGCGCTCGGCCGTCAGCCGGAGGATAGGCTGCATCTCGCCCCAGCCACGGCCGAAGACCTTGATGCCGGCGACGTTGCGGTCGGTGCCCTCGTTCAGTTTCAGGAGCTTGTCGATCGCCTCGGACATGATCGCGGTCGTCGGCCGGAGGTTCCCCGCGGCGTCTTTCGTCGCCACCCCAAGGTGTTGCAGGCCCACCGCGCCGGTCGTGATCTGCCGCGTCATCATCATCGCGGCCTTCGTGTAGACCGAGGTCTCGATGCCGAGGTCATCGAGGGCGACGTGGAGTGCGCTGGCCTCCTCCGTCGTGATCCCGAGCTGCTTCGCCATCCGCGCCGCTTCGAGATTCCAGTCCTGAGCGGCGTCGATCGAAGACCCGAACAGCTTCCCTCCGGCGAGAATTGCGGTGATGGCGATGAACGGCGCCGCCAGGTTCGTCAGGGCCGTCCCGACGCCGTTGAATGCGAGGCCGATCTCGTCGGTCGTCGTCTTGACGACGGACGTGGCCTGACCCATCCCGTCCACGAGGCCGCGGACGTTCGCGCCGATGTTGACCTGGATGTTGTCGCTCAACGGTTCATCCCGCCCGGCCCGAACTGCGAGACGAGATCGCGGATCTCGTCCTCAGTCGCCAACCCCTCCGGTCCGCTCTTGCTCTTGATTCCCATGTAGGCTTTCACCATCAAGTGCAGCGGTGGGTTCTGGTTCCAGTACGCCGCGAGCTCGTCAACCTGCGGCATGCTCAGCTCGTCGATCTCCGCGAGAGTCCATCCGGTGACGGTGACGATCAGGCCGTAGAGACCGACCCAGTCGACGATGCCGTCACCTGCTCTTTTCCCTGGACGAAGCCGCTCACCCCCAGCACGGCTAACAGCACGTCTTTCAGGTTGCCGAGATCCAGGAAGCCTTCGACCTCTTCGGCGGTGATCTCCTGATAGTTGCGCACGATCGCCGAGTGGACGACCTCGACGACGGTGTCCATCTCTTCGTCCGTCGGGATGTCGCCCATGCTCGTGATCGCGCGGAGCTTCGGTGCGAGTTTGCGCACCGACTTCAAAGAGAGAGGCGGGACCGTGAAGTCCCGCCCCCCGAGGGTCAGTTTGACGCCGTCGATCACAGATCGTCCTGGTACTCGGACAGGACGTTTCCGGCCCCGTCCGCGAACGCCTCGTACTCGATGTCCTGGATCGCGTAATCGTCGTTCTTGAACGGCAGGGAGTGCTTCGTGAGGGTCGCCGCGTTCATGCGAAGACCGAAGCTCTTTCCGCGGAAGGTGTTGAACATGGCGACGCCGATGACCGTCCCGGCCCCCATGAGCTGATTCGCGTAGGCGATCGTTTTCCCCGAGGCCGCGACCGTGTAGCTGTAGCTGATCGCGACGTGGAGCCCGGAGACGTTGTCCGCCGAAGCGAAGGTGTAGACGCCCGCTGCGCTGACCGCGTACTGGCCGGCGGCCGGGGCCGATACGACGCGCGTGAACTGCACGCCCGTTTCGACGCAGACGACGCCGAGGTCCTCCTTGAACGTCGCGCCGTTCGCCACGGTCAACTGGAAGGGAGTCGCCGGGATCGCGCCGGCGGTGCCGGGAAGTTCTCCCTCGATGCCCTTGACCTGGCCGGTCGTCTGGACGCCGCCCGAGAGGACCTGCAACCAGAGCCCGCTGTTCAGCTGCGCGAACTTCGCCTTGCCGGATGCCTTGGCGGCGCCGCGAGCGATGTCGACCGGGAACTGGTAGGCGCCGCGCAGCTCCTTGATCGTGAATGAGGTTTCGAGGCTCACCTCCTGGAGCACGCCGACTTTGACCGGGGTGGGAGTCGCCCCCGGCGGAACGATCGTGAGGAACCCTGCACCGAAGTTGTATTGCGGCATCGCCTTGTCTCCTATTTCCTGCGCACCGCGATACGCGCGGCTCGGTTGGTCACGCTGCGGCCAGCATCTGAATGGGGACTCGCACGGCGGCCTGGCCTTGCGCGATGCCTTCGACGACGAGCGCCGGGAGCATCCATGCGTACTGGACGAGGCCTCCGAGCGTCGTCTGATGGCGTCGCTGCCCGAAGAACGGGTTGTCCTTGAGCGACGGGTCGAAGTCGGCCTGTTGCGCTTCGAGCGCGTTCTCGATCGCCGTCAGCGCGGCGTTCAACTGCGCGCTTGGGATCATCTCGGTCGGCTCATCGAGCCGGAAGTACATGTAGACGAACGCTTCGAGCATCCACGTCGGAGGCACGCCGAGCCGGTTGACCGGGGTCTGATCTCCGGTCGCGAGGTACAGCGCCGGCTGCTCGTCGCGGGAGATGTCGTCCCACGTCTTCAGCCGGCGGGACATGGTGACGAAGCCTGGCACGTTCGCCTGAAGCCGCGCGAACAGCGCCGCGTAGATCGGCTCGCGATCGAGCGCCATGATTTCCTCCTCGGTCAGCGGGAGCTCGGCCTCTTGGAGCTCGAAGTCGTCGATGGCCCACGTCGCCTGGCCGTTGCCGGGAGGCGGCGAGGCTTGCAGCGTCATCTGCACGGTCGCGGCTTGCGGCGTGTACTCACCGAAGTCGTAAAGAACGAAGTCCGCGGTGACGCCGACGGGGAAGGCGACCTCGTAGGCCGCGACGCCGTCGTCGAGAATCAGGCTCCCCGATCCGACGTCCTCGACGACCCGGATCCACACGAGCAGCGGGTAGACCTGGCCGACGACGAGGGTGAGCGTCTTCGTCCATGCCGAAGCGGTCGTGTTCGCACCATGCTTCGACGACGCGAGCGACAGCGCCGTCGGCGGCGAGACACTCCCGTTGTCGCTCGTGATCTGGGCGCGGCCAGAGACCGCCCCATCCCCGAACGGCGGGTTGAAGATGAGTTTCATCCGCGCACCGCCATGATCGCGGCGCGCGCGAGCCGCATGCGCACCTCGGGACGCATCTCCTCGAGCGAAGGCGCGAGGAACGGCCGGGCCGCGAAGTGCTTGATGCCTGGCGGGTGCTTGTAGATGTGGATCTCGCGGGCCAGCCCGCCGAGGTTGGCGAGGCCGCCGCTGGCATCGGCGCCGACCGGGCGATCGAACCCGCGTTCCCAGAAGGCGCCGTAATTGACGTTCGTCCCAACCGTCCCGACGATCTCGTCGCCGTTGACGCGCACGCTCTTGTTGATGCTGCGCTTCAGGCGCCCGGTCTTGACGTGCAGCACCTGACCGGACAGCTTCTCTTCCTTGACCTTGCGCTGAAGCTGGATCGAGAGCCGCTCGACCTCTTCGCGGATCCGCTCGCGCGAGCGCGCGCTGGCGTTCACGAAGTTGAGGCGCACCGACTCGGCGCCGACGACCGTTGCCGTGATCTGGATCGGCGCACCGCTCATGCGGGCACCACGTCTTGCTCGATAGCGATCAGCCGCTTGACGTCGTCCGGCATGCCGAGAGAGAACGCGACCGTCTCGCCCGCGACCACCTTCGACGCCTGGCCGATACGGTCGAGCTGGCGGAACCAGTGCATGACGAGGCTCTCGCAGCCGCGCGTGAACTTCGCCGGGATCGCGTCGGCCGCGTACCCTGCCGTGTAGGTCACGACGACGTTGCCGAAGCCGCGTGAGAAGCTGTATTGCCCGCGCATCGCGATCTCGCGGATGGCGCAGACGTACCAGCCGGAGACGTTGGCCCCGGTGCTCTGCGGGATCGTCACGCCGTCGATCACGACCGAGGCGACCGAGATGATCGGCCAGCGGCGGAGCGTCAGGACGAGGTTGTTGCGGCCGTCATATTGGTCGACCACCGCGGTCGAGACGATCACGCGCGAGAGTTGGCTGGTGAGGTAGTCCGACGCTTCGGCGATGAGGATCGCGATCGTGCCGTCTGATGCGGTCGCACCCAAGAGGGCCTTGACACGATCGACGTCCGTCAAGTCCCCCGCGGCCACGGGTTACTCCCCGGCAGTCGAGAAGCCGAGGCCGAGCGCGGTGTCGACGTGCTCCACGCCCACGTCGGCCATGCCGTCGGCGACCTCGTAGAGAGTGCCGTCTTCGTGGCGGAATGCGGCGACCGTGAGCGGGGCGATCATGCGAACCCGGTGGCCCTTGATCTCGGGCGGCGGGATGGCTGCACCCCCGTCGAGCGGGGCCGGCGCTTGGTCGACGCTCGCCGCCGCATCTGCCGCTTTGTCGTCTTGCTTCTTCGCCATTTCGCCCCCGTCGAGCGGGGCCGGCGCCGGAGCGCCGACCCCTTCTCGTGTTGGTTCGGTGAGTCCGGACTTACCCGTTGCCGATGTTGGTCAGCATCGCGAAGGCCGGCGGGAACCGGTTCTTCAGGAGCCCGTCCATGTAGATGCCGTACTCGTACTTGAGCGAGCGCAGCGGCCACTCGAGCTGGAAGTAGTCGTTGCGGCACTCCTTCTCGATGACCGAGGGGATGCCGCCGACCTGGTAGTTCAGGGTGTCGGTGTAGAACAGGATCGTGCCGGCCGGGCAGAAGGGGTGGATCTGGATCTCGATCAACGCCGGTCCGCCGGTCGCGAACTTGTTGAGGTAACCCGATGTCGCCATGCCGCCGACGAGTCCGCTCTGGTCTGCCGTCAGGTTGAAGCGGAAGGCCGGGTTGGAGCTGCCCGCCAAGATCTTCTGCTGGATGTTCTGCGCCTCTTGCGAGGAGATGAACATGATCTGCGGGGTGAGGCGCGCGGTGTCCCACATCGCCTTCAGCGTCGCGTCGATCTCGACGATCCCGCCCTTGCCGTCGGCGGTGAGCGGCGTACCGGTTCCGAGCGTGCCGTTCGCCATGATCCCGACGATCGAGCCGGCCGTGGATCGGTAGAGGGTGCACGTCGATCCGACCGTCGAGTACGAGGTCAGCGCGGACGTGCCGATCAACTGCGTGAGCAGCCCGTCGTAGACGAGCGCGTTCGTCGACTGGTCGGACGCCGGGTGCGCGGAGGCGTTCTGCGTGCCCGTGCTGTTCGCCGTGAAGAGCTGCGAATTGATCGTGGTGATCGAGTGCAGCAGTTCCGAGCCCGAGGCTCCCACGAACCAGGCGTAGGCGAAGGCGCCGCGCACCGGGGCCACGACCGCGGAGATCGAGAGGTTGCCGCCGGCGGTCGTCTGCGCGGATGCCGCCGACTTCCTGGCCGCTCCCGATCCGAAGCTGTCGGACGAGGCGTCCGCGTTCGTGCGGGCGATCGGACCGACGACGACGCCGCCCGAGACGGACGCCGAAAGGTAGCCCTGAAGCGTGAGCGCGATGCAGATGACGTTCGTCGCCTGCGCCGTCAGCGCGCCGCCGGCCACGAGAGCCGTGGTCGGGGTGGGCGTGGTGCCGAGGGCCTGCGAGGTGTTGCCCCCGAGGTCGACCTGCTCCTCGAAGATCATCAAGGCGTTCATCAGGCCGCGCCGGGCGAGCGGGCGCAGATCGGCGAGCTGCTTGGCCGACCAGTTGGCCTGGAACGTGACGTAGTCTTCGAAGCCCAGCGTCCGGTAGGGCGCCGTGTACTCGGTGAGCGTCGTGGCGATCGCGCCGCCGCGGTTTCCGTCCGACGTGCCGCCCTGCATGTTGCCGGAGTTGACGGCGGTGACCGCCTTCCAGTTCGACGCCGTGCCGAGGCCGTTGCCGTTCCTCGGGACGCGGTTGCGGATGGGCGTGATCCGCGGGTAGAGCTCACGCGGGGGGGCTTCGAGGTTGTACCAGACGAAGCCGACCGTCTGGGAGTTGGGCTGCGCGAACGCCTTGGCGAGATCTTCGCGGCCGCCGGCTAGGGCGCCGCCCAGAAGCGCGAGAACGCCGGGGTTGAGGTTGAGCGAATCCCTGATTCCTGCTTGCATCGCTGTTCTCCTTGGCTTTCGCGCTTAACCGATGTTCGGGAGGCCGACGGCGCGGCGGCTGACGTCGGCGCGCTTGTTCCAAGCGGCGACGGGGTCGGTCTTCTCGAGCTTCGCGAGGTCGTCGTCGCTGGTGTCTTCGACCTTGGCGACGTCGTCCGTCTTCGACACGGAGCGCAGCACGCCCTTGCGCGCGCTGGCCGGCGTGGCCGGCTTCATGCCCAGGGCCTTCGCCAGCACGTCGGAGACGGCCGCGGCGACGAGCTCGGGCAGTTCGGCGTTGGCCGCTTCGAGCTTCTCGATGCGCTCTTCCGCCGTCGCCGGCTTGAGCGTGATGCCGAGCTTCTCGGCGAGGCTCGGGTCCGCCTTCAGCGCATCCCCGAACGCCTTCACGAGCACGTCCCCGAGCGGGTTCGCCGCGGGCGTGTCGGCCTTCTTGACGTCGTCGACTTTCTTCTCGGGTTCGGGCATGGCGGGCTCCTTGGGCGTGTCGGCTTTGGCGACGGGAGTTGCGGGTTCGGTGATGCCGAGCGCCTTGCGGACGTCGGCCGCGTTTTCGGTGAAGTACTTCGTCATGGCCGCGGCATCGATCGGCTGCACGACGACGTCCACGGCCGGGTCGTCGAACTTCATCAGGTCGATTACCGAGTCCGGATTCGCCGGCCGATCGACAACGTCAATCGCGGAGAGGCGCAGCTTCTCGACCACCGATCGGTCTTTGGGGTTGCGTTGCAGCGCCTTCCCGTAGATCGAAAAGCCCTTCAGGACCTTGTGCTCGACCTTCTTGATCGTGATCGGATCGACCAGCACGGCGCCGAAGCGCGTGCGGCCGTCTTCCTGGACCTCGGCGAAGACCGCCGTGCCCGCGGCCTTCTTGACGTCGTGCTGTTCACGTACCGTCCCGAACTTCATGTAGGCCGGAAGCGCATCGCGCATCGCGGACGGGAGAACGATCTCGCCGTCGCTGTCGCGCTGACCGGTTGAGGCGAAGCCCTCGACGTAGAGCGTCCCGTCGTTGCGCTTCTCGAGCGTTTCGAACTCGCCGAAGAGCTTGACCGCGGTTTCCACGGGCGCAGGCTTGCGCCAATGGTGAGTGGTGGGAAGGCACTGTTAGGTTTGGAGGGGGGTGCTTTTATTCCTCGTCACGCGGCGACAGAACCGGGAGGAGGTCGCATTCGCAATTTCCGTGACGGGGCGGATCGCCTCCATCGAACTCGTCGTCAAGCGGGACGATCTGCCCGTCGAGCGCAGCGCATTCGGGGCACGGGTCCTCGCTCGCGGACCACTCCTTGCCCTCGACGACCCCCGAGGTCTTCCAGCCGATCAGGTTGCCCTCGACGTCGGCGAACGCGGTCTCCGTGCGCGCGATCATCTCGGCCCGACCCTCGGAGAACCACACCGACCCCTCGATGTTGTCGGCGAGCTCGTCGTTCGAGATCCCGGTCTGTTGCGCCTCGGCCACAAGCTGGCGCAGCTTGTCCCGCGTCGTGTCGTCGATCGACCATCGCGGGTTGGGGTTGACGATCAGCTCGCCGTCTGAGGTGCGCTTCATGCCGACCATCTCGGCCGCGCGCGCCCGGGCCCAGTCGAGCGAGGGCTCGTTCACCTGCTCGAGCATCGCCTTGTACTCGACGCCGAGACCGACCAGCCCATCTTCGGCGCCGGCCAGGGTGAGGTCTTCGAGGAACGGGGTCAGCTCTTCGATCAGGCGCTCGCGCTCTTCCGCGGAGACTTCGGCGAGGAGCGCTTCGAGGTCTTTCTTGTCGATCTTCGCGATCTTGGTCAGTCGCCCGACCAGGCGATCACGCTGGGCCGTCAGGTACGCCGCGACCGCCGCCACGAAGCCGCGCGGAATGGTACGAGGTCCATGCCGGCGCGCTTTTTTTTTTCGAGACTGCCGCCGCCGGCGCCGTCATCGACTCCCTTGGGCTTGTCGCCACCGGGGGGCATATCGCCACCGGGCGGGATGACGGGCGGGACGATCTCCTCGGGCACCGCATCCACGGGCAGGCCGTACCACTCCTTGGCGATGTACCCCGCCTTCGCGATGCGGGCGTTCACGAGGATCTGCGCGACCTGGGCCTTCTTGAGCGCGTCGGGGATCTCTTCGTCGAGGTAGACGAACTCCAAACCGTCGGCGCCGAATACCTTGGCGAGAACCTCGTCCATCAGGTCTTTGAACCAGAGCTTGATCGGCTCCAAGCCCTCGGTCTGCGCGCCCACCGCCGACTGTTGCGCTGCGGCGCGGTTCATGGGCTTGATGAGCGCGGATCGGTCGATCGACAGCGCGAACGCGATCACCGACGAGATGTAGTCGTCGGTCTCGTCCTTGAGCGCCGGGGCTTTCGCGATCGTGACGCTCGAATCGTGCGGGATCACGCGCAGACGCCGGCGCGCCTGGATGTCGCCCTCCAGGTTGTCGAGCCACCCCTGGTAATCGGCGATCTGTTGCGGCGTCCATCCCGTGGCGCCGTTCAGGAAGGCGTCGGGCACGTTGCCCGTCGTGAAGTACGAGGTCATGAAGCTCTGCCGACGGAGGGCGAGGTTCAGGATCCCGAGCACCTGCTCGACCGGGGACATCCCATAGAACCGATACACGCGCGGGTTCCGGACCGCCGAGATCACTTCGTCCTGGGTCCAGGTCACGGGCTTCTTGCGGCCGGTCTCGTCGACGTAGGTGACGGGGATGCCGTTGATCACCTGCGACCACGCGGGCTCAGGGGGCATAGGCAGACGGCCGTCGATCGCGGTGTACGGCTTCATCGTCGCGCCGTCGATCAGCTCGGCGATCTCCTCGTCGGGGAGCGCGTAGACGATCACCGCGTCCGTGACGAAGCACTCTTCGAGGATCATCCGCTGCCACTGGCGGAAGGTGTGGATGCCGTCCGGCCGGCGCAGCTTCTGTTCGATCTCGCGCGCGCGGGCCCCGCCGTCGGTCTTCCCGTCGGTCGAGGCGATGGCCCAATCCTGGCCGGCCATCTGATCCTTCCGCGTTTCGATCGCCAGGCGCAGGAGGTCGAGGCCACCGAGCGCCGGATCCGCGAGCGCGCGGAGCATGTCGAATTGAAGCCCGGTCTCGCTCGCTTCGGTGCGCGGGAGGAACTGCGAGTTGACCGTGGCCGGGTAGGCGAACTGCCGCGGCTTGTCGCCGTCGATGACCGTCGGCTGCATCGGCGTGCCAGGGCCCATCCACGCCATGCGCATGGAATCGCCGAACGCGCGGACGGACGCTACCCCTCGCTGTGCCAGGGAGGTGAATCGTGACGCGAGGCCGATTTGAGGCATGGCGCTTTCTCCTTGGCGGCGGAGGCGGATGCTTTCTGCTGGCGGATGTAGTTGGCGAAGGCGTCGCCGTCGCCTTGGGCCGTAAGCTCGGTGGCGGCCCACACGAGCGCGTCCATGCGATCCGGCGACCGCTCCGTGCTCGTCGGATCCCACTGGCACATCTGCGATTCGAGCAACGGGAACGCGCCGACGTGATGCACGCGGCCCTGCTCGTACAGCGCGGCGATCGGCTCGGCGCGGACGGCCTTGCCGCGCGTGGCAGTGACCTTCGTGAACGCGACGTTGGGGTCGACGTTGTAGATCGTGCTGCCGATCATGTCGCCGCCGTTGTTCGTCTCGCCGATGATCCGGTCGGCCTTGAGATCGTGGTATCCCGTGACGGCGGCGACCGCCCACTCGTGAGGGCTCATGATCCCGCTGCGATCGTCGAGCACGTAGAGGTGCGGCGGGTAACGCTCGTCGATTCCGACCGCGACGATCCCGCACTCGTCGGAGGTCTCGGTCGACGTGACGGAAGGGTCGACGCCGACAACGATTCGTTGCAGAGCGGGCGCAGCGTCAACGCGCGCGGCTTCGATCTGCGAGAGCTTCCACAACGCGCCCGGGTTGTCTTCGAGGATCTCGGCGTTGATCTCTTGCCGGCCGAGGCGTGTGCCCTCGTACTTGACGAGAATGTCGGAAAACACGCTCGGCGCCAGGTTCGCCTTGTTCTCGTAGGACGTTCCTCGCGTCACGACCGTCGTCGACTTCAGCCTCAACTCGCGGATCAGCTTCGATGGCTTCGGCGTGGTCGTGACGACGACTTGCGGCGTCTTCCCGAGGCGCAGCCCGAACATCGCCTGGTCCCAGGCTTCCTGGTAGCGCCACGCGCAGATCTCGTCCGTCCACAGGCCGCCATGCTGCTTGCCGCGAAGGCGCTCCGGCTCGTCGGCGGAGAAGATCAGCGAGCGCGCACCATTGGGCCAGGTCAGGCGCGCTTTCGACGGTTCGTAGACGGGCCGCTCGCCGTTGGGGCAGATGGCGAGGATCCCGGATTCGCCGTCGACCATCACGTCGCGGGCGTCTTGCGCCGTCGGGCCGATCAGGTTGACGTAGTTGCGTTCGCGCGACCAGACGCGCACCGTCTCCGCGCCTACTCGAGTCTTGCCGAAGCCGCGCCCTGCGATCAGGAGCCACACGATCCAAGCGCCGGGAGGGATTAGCTGATTCGGCCTGGCCCAGAACTCCCAGTCGAACGCGAGAACGTCGGCCTCAGCGTCGGTCAGTTTCGCGAAGCGCCGCTCACGCTCGTCGATCGGGAGCGCGAGGAACCGCTCCGCGAGCCCGACCTCAGAGGCCGAGGAGCTTTGCACGGAGCGATTCCTTCGCCGCTTTGGTCTCGATGGGTCCGCCGTTCGGCCCCGAGTGCTCGTGGCGATCGACGAAGAGCGCGAGGTGCTTGCCGATCAGCTCATGGCCCTTCAACGCGGCCGCGTACTCCCCGGCGGCCTCGGCCTTCAGCGCGACCCGCTCGATGTCCGACAGCACGCGCTCGGCCGTGCGCTCGGTCTTGACGGCCCGGCCGGCGATCGCTTTCGCGATTGCCGCTGCGATGTAGGGCTTTGCGATGTTCTCTTGGCCGATGAGTCGCGCCGTGTGTTTGGAATACCCCGCGCGGATGGCGGCCTGCGTGGCGTTTAGGTCGACGAGGTATTCCTCGACGAATCGCTTTTGGCGCGGGTTGACCTCGGCGCGGGGCATGCGCCGACCGTCGCGCGGTTTACCCTTGCGTGGAAGGCCTTGTTAGGTTTGGGCGGGGGTAGCCCTTATGCGGCAACCGGAGCGGGAGTGGGTGAAACGGAGCGAGTGATGCACCACCGAGACGCGCGCCGCGCCTGCGGCGAAAATCGATTATGTCGAGCAGTGACCGATCCAGTGCAAGGTCCTCTCCGCGCAGTAGCAGCTCAGGCGTGTACTGAACGAACTGCCATAGGGCTTGCCGACAAGACGGGCAATGCGGATAGGCAACCGAGGGGTTCATCGCCGGGCGCAGTCCGCAATAATGGCACTTGACCGTCACGAAGCGTCTCCCGCCCGCCTGAACGCGGTGTGCTCGTGGCCGAGGTGGAACTGCCCGCAGTGGACGCAGTGGTAAGCGGACATCGAGCGAGCGATTTTCGCCTTTGACCGCCCCATGTAGCCGAGGGCCTTGTGTGCATCCCGCTTCGACGCGAAGGCGATCTTGCCGGTGCACGAGCGCTCGGGGTGAGGGATGGGGCGGGTCATCGCGACCGCCGGACACTATACGCGCGCGCGCGGACCGTAGGTCGAGACCTTTCCGGCTCCGATCGCCTCACCGTGGCGAACAGGCGGCTTTGTAGCGGCATCGCATTTCGCATCACGCGCCACCGACCGCAGACTTCACCACGTCCAGGATCACGCGCCCGGTCGGCCCGAGCTCCGCGATCTCGATCGTCGCTCCCGTGGGCTGGCCGGGTTCGGCGAACACCTTCCGCGTGCCGTCGAAGCTCACGATTCGAGCGTCGTCCGCGATCACGCCGGCGGTGACGAGAGCGTCCTCGGTGGCTCGGATGAGTTTCGATAAGTCAGGCTTTCTGCACGGCCCCAGCGCGGTTTTCGCTTTCGACAGGCTGGCGGGTTTCGGCAGGCGGAAAACGACGGCAAGGCGTAGGGGCCCATCGAGGACGCGGAAGTCGTCGCGCATGGCCGCGATGCGAGCTGCAGTAGCGACGTCCTGGCGCCAGGGCTTCACGAGTTTCGAGGATTCGATCATCACGCCGTTGCCGACGTGCCGTTTCGAGCCTTGCGGTGCCGGGGTGCCGATGACGGTGAACGTGAGGGTCATGGGGCGGGCTCTTTCGTGACCATCAAGTCGCGCAGTTTACGGGTGTTTTCCTTGGCGGTTTCGGCCATCACGCTCCCTTGGCTGTTCGGGACTTGCCACGAACGCCTGACGCTTTCCCCGGTCGGACAGATACACGGGCTGGCGAACGTCCCGAGGCTCTGCCCGTCGTCTCGGAATCGCTCGGTGAGCACGATGCCGGAGTCACGGCACGCGGGATGCTCGAAGACTTCCTCGCCGTCGATTTCTCGTGGCCTTGGCCGCTCCGGTGCCGCCGCCATCGATCGCAGTTCGACTGGCTTGGGGAAGAACGCCGCGTCGGCCGTGGCAGTCCTACATGCGCGTTCGACCGCTTGAAGCGACAGCGGCTTGAGTGCCTCGAAGTACGAGTCCACGAGGTCGCCGTCGATCGATTTCGCGAACACGGCCGCGAGTTTCGTGACGAGCCGTGTGAACTCCTTGCGGTCGCGGTCGATCACTGGTCGCCTCCGTTGGCGAAGGCTTCGATGCCGGCGAGGCGTTCGGCTTCTTTGCGGTCTTTCGTGCTGAGCGAAACGGTTCCGATCTCGTCATCCCATCGTCGGTTCCGAATCCACCGTTCGGCGTCTTGGAACTCGGCGCAGAAAGCCCCGGCCTTTTCGCACTCCTCCCGGTGGGTCTTCTGGCGCGTGATCGCATCGATCAGCTCGTCGGCGCGAGATTCAAGTTTTGCTTTGGCCCACTCAGATTCGGCTCTTGAACGCCCGCGCTTGGCGCCGTTGCGACTGGGGTACGCGGCCCAGAATCGAGCGAAGCCGAGAGCGCGCGCGGTGCGCGGAGCGCACGAAGCTTTTTCCAACCCTTCCCTACCACTACCCAACCCAACCCAATTACTACCCGTGGCCGGGTTTGGCCCGGACTCCGGGCCACTTTGTCCCGGGTTTGGCCCGGACTCAGAATTGGATTGAAACGGCGGGATTTTTGGATCGGCCTTGTACTTCGGTTTCTGCCACCGCCCCCACGACGGCAAATCGTAGTAGGTGGACGCGCCGATGGTGTACCAGCGGGCCATGCCGCGATCGCGGATCTCTTCGGCCCAACTTTCGACCCGACTACGGGCCAGTTTGTCCCCGCCGAAGATGGAGGCTTGGAGTGTCGATAGCGCTCCCTTCCCTCGGCCGTAGTCGTCGGCGATGGTGAACATGCCGATGAACATCAGCCGGGCTCCGTGGGATAGGGAGAGGAAGTCCTCGGAGCTGAAGATCTCGGGGTAGATGAAGCGCTGACGGCTCATTCCGGTTTCGTCCAAGGGAAGGAATCGGCGTCGGAGCCTGGGCGCCACACACCCTCACGCCATAGACAATACCGATTCATCCAGAGGGATTCGCCTAGGTGATCCGCCCCTATTCCTGCGACGTCCGCTGCGCCGTAGACCTCCTCGTCTGTTTCGATAATGCACAGAGAGACGGCCTCCGGGTACTCGCTTTCCTCCATCGCTCGCAGCGCTTTGGCGTACCCAGCGACCCTATCGATCTGAAGTGGTGTCAGGCGCCCGAGCGCCACTCGGGCCAGGTGGAGGCTCAGTTCCGCTTCGTCGTGACAATCGCAACAAAGCACATGTAGGAGGTCGTCCGTGTAATCCCACGGCTCGCGACCCCTGATATAGCACCCGTGGTGAACGTGAAGGGTCTTCGTGGTTGAGCCACAGGAGGAGCATCGCCAACTCGCGGCGTTGAGGCGCTCCAACCTGCGCTTTTGCCATCTTGGGTCTTTGAGTTTCTCGGCGTAACTTTGCCTGCTCATGCCAGCTCCGCGCAGTCTTCACCCCGCCCGGTTTTTGCCGGTGGCCCGAGTCGTTGTTCAGGCGACCGAGGCCGACTGAACCGAACAGGGTGAAGCTGGGAACCTATCCAGTGGAGCATCGAGCCAAACCTCAGTCGCCTGAACATGGGGAGGATACGCCAGGACGGCTGGCCCGTCTACTCTTGAAGTGGGAGCGATCGCTGCCTTTCTTCTTCGTTCATAGGCCGCGAGAAGATCTCCTCCGCGGTGTCCATTCGGATGTGGAAGATGCGTTTGCCGTTCCAGTCCTCGCGCTCTTCCACCTCGACCTCGCGGTATTCCCATCCCTGGTTGACGTAGGTGGCGAGCTCACCGACGCGGGCCTCGTGGGTCTTGATGATCCCGTTGTGCGCCTTGGTCGCCTCTTCCTTGGCGTCCTGGGCGTGCTCGAGCCGTCCCTGTTCGCCGGCGAGCTCGATAGCGTAGGCATTGCGCTCGTCGGGCTTGAGCGTCACCTGAAGCTGTTTCGTGAACGTGCGGACGGGGCGCTCGGCCTCCGCCGTCGATGAACCCTTTCGTGCCATCAGACCTCCATGCGGTTGTTCCGCTTTTTCGACCTCAGTTGAGGGGAAGAAACAGGAAGTGAAACCCTGCCGGGGCTCGTCTCGCACCTGGGCCGGTCACCAGACGAGCCCCGTCCAGGCCCGACGCTACTAGTCGCCGGGAGGCTCACCATGAGCCCGATGCTGTTCATGCGCGGGCCCACCACTTGAGGTCGGACTCGTCGGCCTTGTATTTGCGGATGATCTGCTGTACTTGATCGGTCGTGAGCGCGTACTTCCTGGCGAGACCGACGAACGATAGGCCATAGATGAACTCGCGGAATATGCGGCGGCGGGTCCAGCGGGGGGTCATGGCATCTCCGTCCCCTCGACTTCGTAGGTGCCGCCGCGATCCGGTTTGGGGCCGTATTGTGTGATCGTCGTTTCGGCCACACGCACGATTTTTTCAAAGGCAGCGAGCACGGCGTCCAGTTCAAGGCGCACGGTTATCGCATCGTCGATCGCCTTGTCGTGCGATGCCACCACCCTGTCGTACTCGCCCAGGACGGCGGCGAATGCAGCTTTCTCTTGAGCGTATGTGAACGCTGCGGAATGGCTATCCACGAGCGCCCGCACCAACCTCTCGAAACGCTCGCGCTCCGTTGTCATTTGTACGCCTCGATCTGATAGTCGCCTTCGTTGTTGCCAGTATCGCCCACGGCGTTGCCAACACGGATGCCGACGAGCAAGTCGAAGTTACCTAACCGGCACTCACGGTTTTCAACGATGTCGCGGATGACACTTTGCTTGACCTTGAATCTGTGAGCGGTAAGGCGAACAGTTGGGTACTGTGTGCCGCGCCCGGAGTTTTCCGCACGGCGGATGAAACGATCCACGTAAGCCCATACGCGCTCAGGAAACTCGCGCTCGCTGCTCATGGGCGGGCCTTCCCCGCTTCGATGATGCGGCGGGCATACTCGATGTAACGCTCGCGTTCTGACGTAGTAAACCAGTGCCATTTCTTTCCTGGGGAGTGAATCTCTGCCTGTGCCTTCCCCGCAGCTTCCAAGTCCACCGGCCGCTCGGCGCGGGATTTGAGGGCGTCTCGTTCACCCATGAGCCGCTCGAAGCTCTGCTGCTGTAACTCAGCATTGTTAACAAGACGAGTAACCGTCTCGTCCCGATCCTTGATCGCATCGGCAAGGTTGTCGGCCAGATGCTTCTCCGCATCAAGCTCCGCCCTGCACGCGGCGAGGTCGGATTCGGCTTGCTTCGTACGGCGCTCGTATTCGTTGCGCTCGCGTCGAGCGTGGTGAAGGTTGCCGATCTGTTGTTCCAAGTCCTCACGGCAACCGCGCAGTTTGCGATCGCTGTCAGCGCAGCGCCCCTCAGAGATTTTGACGACGACTCGCTCCATGGCATCAATCAATGCCTGCGGTTTTGTCCCGACGGCCTGATGCCATTCGGCTGCGGCGGTCCAGAACTCACCCGACTCTGTTGCGCTCAACCCGCCCTTGGGGTGATCCTCGCCAGGTAGCCCCCCGCCATCCGGCCCGTCTGACGCGGGCACACCAACGTGCTTGCATTCGTGCTTGTAGTGCGACGGTCGTTCTTGGCAGCCACAGTGCTCGTACGCAACGGCAAGGGGCGACGGCGGCGAGGGGCGTAAGCGCGACTGATTCTCGTGCAACTGCTCGACCTCATTCATCCCCGCGACGATCTCGGAGGCGACGGCTGGCGTCCTTGCTTGGCCCATCTCTACGTTGTCGGCATAAAGCACTCGCGCGTCGTGCCAGCCACAGCCCCACCGCGCGCTCATCGACGCACCTTCGTGTAGAGGTCGAGTGCGAGCGCCGGGTAATTTTCCTGACACGCATCCGCGTAAGCCTTGAGCGCCGGGATAGCGAACGGATCGTGCGTAATGTCGAGCACGAAGTAGTCGCAATCGGCGTGCTTCGCCCCAGGGACGCTCGACCCGTCCGTTCGACTGATATTGAACTTGTGATATAGGCCACGCAGCCTCTTGTCGGTCTTCATGCGCCCACCCTCCACCGCGCGCTCATTTCGCCACCAGGCGGGCGAGGATAGCGTCGGCTGTCACTTCGTACAGGTAGGCATCTCGGTGCCGTGGCTCATGCGTCCAGTCGGCGTCGGCTTGGCTGATGATGCTGATCCACTCCTGCCGAGTCGGCAGCGTGAGCGACTCGATTGATTTGACGGCGTGAGTTACCGCCCACGCTACCGGGTTGTTGTCGCCAACGTGCTCGTCGATAGCTTCTTGTACGCGCTCCGCGTCGATCAGCCGGGTCATTTCGGCTCCTTGAGCGGCTTGCGCTTCTTGAGCCCGCGCCCGCGCTCCTCTCCGACGGTCAGGCCGAACTCCATCGCCTCGCGGTACATCTGGCGATAGCGTTGCGAGGCGTCGGGCAAGATCCGATGCGCCTCGACTTCCATGCCCAGAGTGAACGCACGACGGATCAAGTTAAGGTCGCGGAGGTTCATACCGGCTCCGTGGTCGTCTTGTAGTGCGGCCTCCGCGCGGGCTGCGACTCCTGGCAGGGGCCGACGTAATCACACCCCGGCGTGTCGGGCGCCAACGTCTTAGGTTTCGCTGGCCGCTCCCAGCACCACTCGAAGAACACGATCCCGAGGCAGACCTGCCAAGCATCGGGCTGAGATGGCGGTGGCGGTGCTCGCCTCACCGATCCGGCCAACACGACGACGGCCAGCACGACGACGGCGAGCTTCTCGTAGAGGCGGAAGGGGTAGGTGCGGGTCATGGCTTGTCCTCCACGATCCATTCTCCGCTGGTCGTGCGGGACAGAGCGCGCGCGATTTCTGCTACGCAGGTCTTCCACCGTCGCTTGTCCGCTGCCTGAAAGCTGATGAAATGAGCTTCGCCGGTACATTCGTTGTAGTTGGCCCCGCAGTATGGGCACACCCCATGAGGGCACGGCGGGACGGTGGCGACGTAGAACGTCGAGGCCGTACCAGGAGCTTCCGCCGTAAACGCGCTCGGAACCGTAACGTTGTCGTCGCCTGCGAACGCGAGTCCCACGGCCAACAGCACCGACACGGCTACCTTCTCGTAGAGGCGGAAGGGGTGGATTCGCTTCATGGCTTCACCTCGCACCGATGCCTCGACCCGTCGCGGTTGTAGACCTCGAAGTACGGCTCGCACGCATCGCCGTTCGCGTCGATGGAGACTTCCCGCGCCACGACAGGCTGCAAGCACACGCGGCATACGGGAGGCTTCGTGGAGGAGGTCACAGCAGCCGCCCGTCCGCCGGCACGTTCCCGGTGCGGTCCATATGCTCGCGTTCGGTGTCGGTCAGGGGCGGAAACGGCGCATCGTCGGGAACGTCCACGTCGCTCGTCAGCGCCTCGACGAGCGGGTCCGGCCCGGCCGGCGGCATCGGCTCGCTCTCGACTTGCTCGGGGTGGAACTCATCGACGACCTCGCCGACCTCGGCATCGTCCTCGTTCTCGCCGGGAGCCTTGAGCAGGAGCCGGTATTGCTCGTCGGCTTTCCGAAGGTCTGAGATGTGCGCGACCTCGTACCGCTTCTGTTCGAGCGACCGCACCTGGATCTCGTGGAGGTCTTTGCCGCGCAGCTCGGCGTGGACCACGTAGACCGTCGTCGGCTTCCCGTCCGGCGCGACTTGCATCGGCCGAACGACGAGGCAGAGCGGCAACCCGCGCAGCACGCCGCCCGTCAGCTGCTTGATGTGCAGGATCGACCCATAGAGCTGCTCGCCGCTGATCCGCGAGGTCGTGCGGAACTTGTAGACGCCACCCCAACGGCCGGAGCGCGTGGCGATGACGCAGTTCAGGGTTGAATGCAGCTTGAAACGCGGCACACCCTTGCCGTCTTTGAGGTCGGCGTACTCCGGCTTCCACTCGACTTCCTCGGGAGCCTTCAACACCTCGCCGCTCTTGAGGTCGATGTACTTCGTGAGCGTCACGCCGTCCGACTTCGCCGCGATCCGCTTCCCCGCGTAACAGACCCACGCGGATTGAAGGATGTCCTCGATCTCGTTCCCAAGGAAGAAGACCGGGATCTGTCGCAGCTTGCCGTCGTGGCTCCCGTTGTCCGCGAGCAGTTCGGTCATGAGCTCGTCGTCGTTGACGAGGTCGCCTTCCTTCGTGCGCTGCAACGTCGTGATGAGGAAGTGATCGAGCTTCTCCGGCGCGCGCCACGGTCCCGAAGACGACTGGCGCACGGTGTCGGATTTCCGCCCGATCTTGATTTTCCCAAGCTCGCAGATGCGAGGCTTGAACAGGTGTTCGAGTCCCATTTCCTTAAACCTCCACGGCCTGCGCGAACTTCGGCAGGTCGAGGTACTGAACGTGGTTGGGGTATCCGGGCCAGTAGCCCGTCGCCATCGCGTTGCGGTAGGCCGTGAGTGCCGCCGCGTTCTCCTGGCGACCTTGCGCGATCGCTTCGTCGGTCAGCTCGTACAACGCGATCGCGTGAGGCGGCGCGCTCTCGACGGCGATGAATACCATGCGGCGCTCGGCCTTCCCGAACAACTGCGCCGCCCCGTCCAAGTACCACGCCGCCTTATTGTGGTAGCCGTAGTCCCACGCCGCCTTGGCGAAGGCCCACGGCGAGGCATCGCGGCACGTCTTGATGTCGGGGAGCCAAGTGAACTTGTCCACGACGGCGATGCGATCGGGCCGCGCCTTGCATAGAACGAGATCGTCGGCCCACGCGAGTGTCAGCTCGTTCGCACCCTCGCCGTATAGGAACCGGGATGCTTCGGTGTGCGCCTTCACGCGATCCGAGATCGCCTGCGCGGCCTGGTATTCCTCAAGGCGCAGCGGCACGCACTTCGGATGCGAGTCGATCCACGCTTGCCAGTCCTCGCGGCCGACCTTCGTGCGCCGGTCCACGTCGGGCGGGACCGAGTACCGCTCGGAGAACTTCTCCGGCTCGAGGATCGCGTAGTGCGCGGCCTCCCCTACCATCAGGGCGGCCGTGTCTTCGCGGGGTTGGGTCATGTAGTGCCGCGCGTGCAGCGGCGACTTGCGAAACGAGCGCAGCAACGACGCCGACACGGCATCGAGCGCCAGGTATTCGGCCATCGGCACGCCGCGGTGGAGACCGGGTTCAGGCTTCATCGTCCGGTCCACGGCGATGCAACGCGCACGCCTCGTTATCGTCTCGCTTCGTCGCCGTCTCGGCCGCGTCCATCGCCCACACGGCCATGCGCTTGATGTCCTTCCCGAAAGCGTTGTCGAACGCGCCGACCTGGCCGCTCGGGAAATCCCGCCCCGCGTAGAGGTCCATGAAGGCGTCGTAGACGGCGCGCGCCGCCGCTTCGCCGGCACACGCTGCGCACGGGAAGGCGTCGGCTGGGATGCGCCCGAGATGGGCGTCGAGTCCAGGAGTCGGGGAGGACACGGCTACTCCTTGACCCGCGCGACTTTGAAGTTGATGACGGTCGCCCGCTGCACGCCTGGGACGGCCGTGAGTGCCGCGCACAAGGCGGTCGAGTCGAGGGGCAACGGGAAGACGACTTCGATCTGGTAAACCATCTGCTTGTCCATGTGGTAGCCTTTCTTTGGCACGAATCCACCGCCTACCGGGCGGCGCGGGTTCAACGAAGGGCTCGGGTGACTCCGGGCCCTTCGTGTTTCAGCGGCAGCGTTTCGAGATCGGGTACGCGAACGCGAACGAGAGAATCAGCAAGCACGAAATCATTGGGGCCTCCTTTCCATCAATCCACGTAGGCCGCGA